GTAGAAATTGTTAAATGTCATGTTCTTTAAGATTTTATAAATATTAAAGAATATGAATTAATTCGCGGAGAATCAAGAGAAGTATTGCAGAACACTATTGTTAATCCTTTTACCAAATCAACAAAAACAGAATTTTCGAAAATAAGAACAAGAAATCAAAGATCTGGAGAAACTGTCGCTTCAGCTGAAATTGTTGAAGAAATTGAGAGAATTGAGTCATAAATAAAATAGATGTTTAGCGAGAACAAACATAGTTATAATAGAAATTTTAGGAGTAATTGATGGCAGAACAAACTTTCAGATCTCCAGGCTTCTTCGAGCGCGAGATTGATCTCACTCAGAGAACAACGGAAATTGTAGGCGTTCCTGCAGGTGTCATTGGCACAGCGCAGAAAGGTCCAGCATTTGTTCCTGTTACTGTGGGATCATTTATCGATTTCCAAAATAAATTTGGTTCATTAGATCCAGAAAAATTTGGAACTTACGCAGCTAATGAGTGGTTAAAAAACAGAACAGCTCTTACTTACGTAAGAGTCTTGGGCGCAGGAGCAAATAGCACAACAACAGATATCTCAAATACACAGTCCAAAGGAACCGTAAAAAACGCAGGTTTCTTGCTTGCTGATGTCGAAAGATCAAATGCAGACGGAAGATTTAACGGAGTTGTACAGTTTTTAGCTGCTGCTCACGAGCCTCAAGCAAATGAAAGCTCCGGCTTTCCAATTTTATCTGACAATAACTCAGTCGATGCGACAGGTGATGTTCGTTTAATCAGAGCAATGTTGATGACTCCTTCTGGGTCAAGATTTGAAGTTTTGGATTGGAACCAGAGCTATTCTGGTGTTGCAACTTCTGATGACACAGCTAAAATAAAGACATACGATGGTACAACCGAACAGGGAACATTTAAGCTTGTTCTTTCTTCAGCTGCGGGATCTTTATTTGCAAATGATGAATTAAAAGTTGGCATTAAAATCTATACAGCATCTTTGGATCCTGATAGCAAACACTATGTTGGAAAAATTCTAAACACCAATCCAGATAGATTTAATGAAGAACAGCACTATCTTTATGCTGACTTCCCTGTTGAAAATGAAATTGCAAAAGTTAAACAAGATTCATCAGCAGCAACAGTTGCAATACTTTCTGGATCTTCACTTACACTTGCAGGCGCCGGAGGATCCGGAACTACATACACAAAGCTTTTTGGGTCTTTTAACACAAGATATCAAGCTGCAAGGTCAACACCATTCATTTCACAACCTTTTGGTGATAAAGAATATGACTTGTTTAGCTTTGAAGCGCTTGATGATGGTGTGGCAGGAAATGCAAAAGTTAAGATTTCTATATCAAACCTGAGAAGATCAACAAATCCTAAAAATCCTTATGGAACTTTCACAGTTTTAGTTAGAGATTTTTATGATACAGATACAGATATGAAAGTTTTAGAGCAATTCTCTCTATGTACTTTAAATCCTGCATCTGATGACTATGTTGGAGCAAAAATTGGCGATTACAAAGTTTATTACAACTTTGATGCTGAATCTGAGTCTGAAAGAAGATTAAATATTTCTGGAAAGCGCCCTAATAGATCTAACTATGTTCGAGTCATAATGAGCTCTGACGTTGAAGATGGTGAAGTTCCAGCTGCAGCACTTCCTTTTGGATTTAGAGGGTTGCCAGTTCTAAAAACAACAACTTCATTAACAGACAACGATTCAGTGCTCAGCGATGGAAGTATGAACACAGACGCATCTACTAGATTGCACTTCATTGGCACAGGAGCAGAGCTTGCAATTACAGGCTCGATTATGCCTCCGGTACCAATGAGATTTAAGGCAACAAGAGGCGAAGTTTCATCAAGCCCAGCCTTTACAGGCGAACCTGGATCACTAGAATCTGCTGATTCTCGCTACTTCTTTGGAGTAAAATTCGAAAGAGTTCCATCAGAAGCTGTTGTTACAAATGCAATTTTGAAAGCCAATGGATCGGGTGAAAGAAATCAACTTCTCGATTCGTATTCAAAAATGTTAGGTATCACACGACTTGATACATTAGTTACAGGCTCTGGTGCTGATGCTTTCAATGATAATAAGTTTACTCTAGCTAAAGTAGCTTTCTATAATCAGCCTGCTAATGCTACACAAAATCTTGATGATGCAATATCAACTCAAATAACCGGATCTGTTACTGATCATATGGTTCAAGCAGCCTATGTTAGAAATGGAAGAATTTCTAAGCCTAGATACACAGTTCAAGATGGTGCTCTCAACAGATTGACTTTTGGATCTTTGATTGCAGGATCTTCAGCAATAGCTTTTAATAGATTTACTGACTACATGAAATTCACAAATATGCTTTACGGCGGGTTTGATGGATTAAACTTGCTAGATAGAGATCAGAGAAAGATGAATGACAAAGCTGCCTCAATAGATGAAGGTGGAAAAGCTGCAGGTGATGCAACGGGTTACATAGGCTTGTCACCAGCTTCATCACCTGGTACTGCCAAAGATAATAACATCATTAGCTCTTATAGATCAGCTGTTAGAATTGTTACAGATCCTTTTGCTTCTAGAGTTAATGTTGTCGCAATACCCGGAATAAGAGACACTTATGTTACAGACTATGCTTCTGAGAAGACAAAAGAGTATAGTCAAGCAATATATCTCATGGATCCAAAAGCTTATGATGATAGCACTGTAAGACTGTACGAAGATTCTTCTACACGCCCAAGCGTTAGAAAAACCGTTGAGCAATTCGAAGGCAGAGTTATAGATAACAATTACGTTGCAACTTACTTCCCTGATGTTATTGTTAAAGATGATGTTACGGGCGAATCAGTTACAATTCCTTCTTCAGCCATTGCATTAGGAGCGCTTGGATACAATGACAAGGTCGCTTATCCGTGGTTTGCTCCTGCAGGCTTTAATAGAGGTGCATTGAGCTCAGTTCAAAATACAAAAGTAAGATTAACAGCTGAAGATAGAAATATTTTGTATGAAGCGCGTATGAATCCTATTGCAAACTTCCCTGATGGTGGATTTGTAATATTCGGTCAAAAGACACTTCAACAATCTAATTCTTCTATCTCCCGAGTTAATGTTAGAAGAATGCTTCTAGAAGTAAAGAGAATAGTTTCTGAGATTGCTAACGGTCTAATATTTGAACAGAATACTCCTGCAACAAGAGCAAGATTTATCTCACTTGTTAAACCTAAACTTGCTTCGATTCAAGGAAATCAAGGTATAGATAGTTTTAAAATTGTAATGGATTCTTCTAATAACACTGCAGAAGACATCGAACAAAACAAGCTTAATGGTAGAATAGTTCTTGTTCCTACACGAGCCGTGGAATTTATTTCAATAGATTTCATAATTACAAATTCTGGCGTAAGTTTTGAATAATTATAATAGATATTTGGAGAACAAAAAATGGCAGAGTTAACATTTAAATCAGCAGGAGTCAGCACTCGTGAGATTGACCTATCAGGTCCAACTCCTACTGGTCCATCCGGAGTACCCGCGGGGATTGTAGGAACAGCTAATGAAGGCCCTGCGTTTGTTCCTCTTACTTTCGCAACTTATGGTCAGTACAAGCTTGCATTCGGCGCGTCTGACGGTGTCAAATTTGGTCCTATCGCAGCCAACGAATGGCTTAAAAATGCTCAGGCACTTACTTATGTTAGAGTTTTAGGCGTTGGGGATGGAAGAGAGAGATCTTCATCAACAGGTAACGTAACAAGTGCAGGATTTGTTGTTGGAGAAAGACAAGTTCAATCAAACGGCGTAAAAGGAAACAATCCTTATGCAAACACGGGTGGTCAAGGAGAAGGTAGAACTTATTTCCTTGGCTGCTTTATGTCAGAGTCAGCCGGTAGCAACATCTTTAGTGATGCAGGAATTCAGACAAATGTAACAAGCAGTGCTATTCTCAGAGGTGTAGTTTTGGCTCCCTCTGGTGTAGTTTTAAGTTTAAGCGGAAATATTGGTGGGACTAATACAGCACCCGCTGCATCAGCTAACTCATCAACTGTGACAGGATTTACAACAGGTTCTGTTTCGCTTCTTGGGGGCGGCAGTACCTTTGTTATGTTTATGAACGGGTACAAGGCCACCGAGGCTAGCCCTTCTTATATAACAGCTTCTTTTGACATGTATGCTCCTGACTATTTTGCAAATGTTTTCAACACAGATCCACTTAAGATTGAAGAAAAGGGTCACTTGCTATATGGGTTCTATGATATTCATCCTACACTTGCAGTTGTTACAGGCTCAGGGGTTATTAAAGAAGGTGTTTATCAAAAAAGCGAAGAACCTGTTGCCTTTATTCTCTCTTCATCAGCAGGAAGAATTGGAAGAGGTGAATCAGTCGGAGCAGGGGATGATGACGTACCTGTTTATGAATCTTTTGAAGACAGATTTAGCAATGCAGTCTCTCCTTTCGTTATTTCACAAAAGTTTGGTGCATCGCCTTACAACTTATTTAAGTTAGAGACGCTATCAGACGGAAGTGGTATTACAAATAAATTTAAATTCTCAATTGAAAACATTGTTAAATCAAATTCTTCTACAGATAAATTTGGAACTTTTGATATTGTTCTAAGAGATTTCTATGACTCTGATGATAACAAGGTTGTTTTAGAAAGCTTTAGAGGGCTTTCGCTCGATCCAAGTTCTGAGCGATTTGTAGGAAGAGTAATTGGAGATAAAAAAGTATTTTTTGACTTTGATAGTGATGTTGAGTCACAAAAAATCATAGTTGAAGGATCTCATGACGTGAGATCAAGATATGTAAGAGTCATACTTTCTGATGAGCTTAAAAACAAAGAAGTGCCAGACGAAGCACTTCCCATGGGATTTAGAGGCCCTCATCACCTTTTGACATCTGGATCTTTACTTTCAGGACCTGGTGCAAATAGTGCTGTTTTAAATGTTGCAGATGCACACAACAGAGTTAGAGAGCCTGCAATACCTTTTAGACTATCGATAGCACAAGGAACAGGCGCAAGCAAAAGAGAAGATGTTGAGCTCTACTGGGGTGTTCAAACAAACATTAGAAAATCTGTTGAAAAGCCTAACTTAATTTCAGAATTTGATGACTCCTTTTTAACATATGTTAAACATTTCCCTACACACCGACTAGATGCATACAACTTTTCAGAAGGTGATAACGCAGGAGTTGCTGACGGGAACGGAACTGTTAGAGATTCTGATAGATTCAATAATAACAAATTTACTCTTGAAAATATTCAAGTTAGAACCGGTTCATCTGGTTTAGCTGACAGCGACCAATGGTTAAGTGCTTCTTATGTCAGAAATGGATTAATAGCAGTTGATGACGCATTAAAAACAAGAAGACTTACAGTAGATGATTTAGGCGTTGTATCTAACAGAAAATTCTTAAAATTCACTGTTCCTCTGCAGGGAGGATTTGACGGTGTCAATATCTTTAACAAAGATCAAAGAGATCTCACTAACAACTCTGCAAAGAGAGAAATTGATGATGAAATCAACCAGGGTGGAACCTCAGGCCCAACAATAAGTGCTTTTAGAAAAGCAATAGATATTATGGGATCTACATCTGATGTTGATATACAACTTCTATCAGTGCCAGGTATGAGACATGAATCTATCACTGATTATGCAATTTCAACAGTCGAGAATAGATTTGACGCAATGTTGATTATGGATGTAGAAGAAAGAGATCAGTTCAATACAGTAATTACTTCTTCTGCGCAATCACCACACGTTTCTAATACAGTTACAGGATTCAAGAACAGAGTTCTTGATACTTCGTTTGCAGCTGCATACTTCCCAGACGTAACTGTTCAAGACCCAGATACGGGCGGGCTAGTTGCTGTCCCACCTTCAGTTGTTACAATTGGTGCTTATTCTCTAAATGATAAAGTAGGTCATCCTTGGTTTGCTCCTGCAGGCTTTACAAGAGGATCACTAACTACCGTTACAACTACTAACGTTCTTTTAAACAGAACAAACCTTGATGATCTTTATGATGCAGACATTAACCCACTTGCTAAATTCCCAGGCAAACCTCTTTCGGTTTGGGGACAAAAGACGTTGTTGGCAAATGCATCAGCACTTGATAGAGTTAATGTTAGAAGACTTCTCATTGACGTGAGAAGAAAAGTTAGAAACATTGCAAACACACTGCTTTTCGAGCCCAACAGAGCAGAGACACTACAAAGATTCTCAAATCTTGTCAATCCTATTTTACAATCTGTTCAAGATTCACAAGGTGTTGATAGATTTAAGGTAATCATTGACACAACGACCACAACACAAGCTGATGTTGAAAACAACACTATTCGTGGCAAGATTTACTTGCAGCCTACAAGATCTGTTGAATTCGTTGCACTTGACTTTGTTGTAACAAATGCAGGAACAACCTTATAGAGAATAATACTTAATACAAATAGGAGATTTTAAATGGCAGAGACACTATCAGTCACGGACATGCTTCCAAATAAGTTTGAGCCTAAGAGAAATTATCGCTGGGTTTTAGCTATAGAAGGAATTGACTCATTTCTAGTGACCACAACTAAGCGCCCCGATATGAATATTGGTTCAACAAAGATTGATTTTATCAACAGTTATAGAAATGTTGCTGGTAAGCTTGAGTTTGGTGATATCAGCGTTACACTTCATGATCCTATCGCACCTTCTGGTGCTCAGCAGGTAATGGAATGGATTAGAACACACTACGAAAGCGTCTCAGGTAGAGCAGGCTATGCTGACTTTTACAAGAGAGATTGCCAGCTAAAGATGCTTGATCCTATCGGTACTGTCATTTAACTTTGGGATATCAAAGGCGCACTTTTGACAAGTATAAATTTTGGAGGATTAGATTACAGTGGCGATGATATTTCAAAGATTGAACTAACAATGAAAGTTGATAACTGCGTTCTCCAATTCTGATCTTTTAAAGTTTTACTCTCTTTAAAGCAACTGTATAGTTAATACAGTTGCTTTTTTATGGAGAAAAAATGTCATTAAAAGAATTGAATCCTGCTAGTCCTGAAATTATGCGTCAAAATATTATGAAAGATGAATTTGGTTGGGAAGTTCCTGTCGAATCAATCCCACTTCCAACCAAAGGAGTCATCTATCACCCTGACAGCACTCTTTTCAATAGAGAAGTTCTTCAAATTAAGTCAATGACTGCAAGAGAAGAAGACATTTTAGCATCGCCTGCATTTCATAAAGAAGGCACTTCACTTACACATCTTATTCAGTCTTGCTTGATTGACAAATCAATAAACAGTGAAGAAATGATTACTGGTGATAGAATGGCTTTGATGGTGGGTATTAGAGTCACTGGATACGGTCCGGAGTATAATGCTTCTGCAAACTGTAAGTCTTGTGATCGTTATAACGATTTTATTGTTGATCTCTCAAAGTTAGGAATTAAAAGACTTAAAATTAATCCTTTGAACCCTGGAGAAAACAAATTTGAGTTTGTTCTTCCTGCAACTAAGAAGAAAATTGTCTTTAAGTATGCAACAGAAAGAGATAATCGAGAAAGAACTGCTATTTTAAAAAATATGCAAAAAGCTTTGGGAAATTCTATCTCAAATAGCATTACTTCTTTCTTAGAGAATTCTATTGTTTCTATCGATGGAATTACTGATAGAGCAAAGATTAAGCACTTTGTTTTAAACATGCCTGCTTTTGATTCAAAGTCATTAAGATCTTTTATTATTGACAATGAGCCAGGTATGGATATGACTTGTAGTTTTAATTGTGTTAGCTGTGGTCATAGGAATGAATCAATTCTGCCTATGACAACCGAGTTTTTTTGGCCCAGTAAATAGCTGGAGAGAAGCATTCCTAGAGGAGTGCTTTCTTCTTCAGATGCATCTGGGTATGTCTTACACAGAATTGCAGAAGCTTCCAGTAAGGTATCGACACTGGTATGTCAAAAGACTGTCTAAACATTTTGAACAAAAGAAAGAGGCATCTAACAAAAACAGCAATGATCAAAGTGCTCCTTTAACAAAGATAGAAGATTTTTTCAAGAAAAAATTAGAATAGAATATTTATCTTCAGGAGATTAATCATGGCTTTAGACCCAAGCGATTTGTTAGCACTTTCAACTGCAATTCAAGATGCAATAACACGTGGCTTTTCGAGTGCGTTTCCTCAAGTTAATAAAAGACAAACATCTCCTCCAAAACCGGCTGCTGACCCTGCGCTACCGGCACCACCGCCG